AGTATGTTTGAGGGCATTGAGGAAGCACTCGATGTTGATACATCTATCGTTAAAAATGAAAAGCCTGAAGTAGTCGCCCCTATTAAAGACCATCTTAAACAAGACTACGAGTATACTCGTGGACAGTTGTATAATCTTGTAGAGAAAGGTCAGGAAGCGGTTAATGGAATTCTAGACGTAGCACAACAGTCCGATCAACCAAGAGCATATGAAGTTGCAGGTCAATTAATTAAGCACGTTGGTGATGTTGCAGATAAACTTGCTGATCTGCACAAAAAAGTAAATGATATAGAGAATCCTAAGCAAACTCGAAACACAGAAGTTACTAACAATACTATGTTTGTAGGTAGTACCGCAGAACTTGCTAAGTTTCTAAAGTCTAAGCAAGATAAATAACACTGTAGATAGGTAATACCTAGAGAGGCAACAATGTCAGTTTTAAATGTATTAGATACCCAAACAATCTCTGCCAGTGGCAGTGGATATATTGTGGTAAAGACTGGAGTAATTAGATGTTACTGTGCAGCAGCATCAAGTATCCAGATAGACGCAGGTCCAGCAATCACACTTGCTGCAGGTGAAGCAATATTAGTTTATTGTGGTAAACCAAAGCACGCAAAGATAGCTGCTGCTACCGATGCTAACCCCACAGTATTGACTATCCAAGGATACTCAAATGGTGGTAGACATACATTTAGTGCTAACGATTATATCGAAACTGTTGACGGTGGTGACACTGACGGTTTCGTTGCAGCATTTGAGTCTGCTGCATCTTCAGGAAAGAAAGTTGCATCAGCTACTGCTACAACAATCACAACAGATATAGATGCATCTGCTGCATCAGGTGACTATGCATTATCTGCTGCTGATGCTACTGCAGGAAATATTCCTCAGGTATCAAGAGCAGTTAAACTTACCGCAGGATCAGGTTCTGGTGGTGTTATTGTAGAACAAGTCCAAGTAGTTGGAGGTTAGGTTGGAATGCCCGCAGTCTCCAAAAAGCAACAACGATTCTTCGGGATGGTTCGAAAGGCTCAAAAAACGGGTGAAGCAGAGTCACCTGAGATTGCCAAAGTTGCTTCCACCATCAAGAGGAAGGATGCCAAAGACATCGCCTCAACTAAACATAAAGGTTTACCAATGAAAAAAGAAGAACTCACAACTGAAGCAAAGGTAGATAAAGGTCGTAGCGATTACGGTAAAGCATCTATCAGAAACTACAGAAGAATGGGACCTGGACATGGTGATCCTGGTATGTTCGATCCTAGTGGTAAGAGAGGAAAGACTATTGATAAACGTAGAGAAGAGCACAAAGCACGTCGTGGTGTGAAGGGTGCTAAAGTACCTGCATATAAAGTAGAAAGTGCAGCAGGGTATTCTATAGGTGGTGAGATAAAGAAAGGTGTTAAACGTCATAAAGACGCAGTAAAAAAGAAGAAAGAGAGATCAGGGAAGGCAGTACCTTATGCAATGCTAGCTCAGGAGTATGTACCTGAAGAGGGTTACGATCATTGGAGAGATAAGCAATTAGAGAAAGGTACTTGGAAAGAACCTGAGAGGAAGAATCCTCCTAGGAAACCAATGACTAAGAAAGAGTTGGATAAGCAAGCAAAGAATAGTCAGAAAGCACTTGATATTGTGAAGGGAAATATTAGAAAGAAGTATGGAAAAGGTGCAATCATGGGAGAGGAAAATCTCTCAGAACTTAAGAACTCAACTCTTTTAAGTTATAGTCAGAAAGCAACAAATGATTTAGCCTTCTCAGGTGATGGTAAAAAGAAAGCTCGTAAGAGAGCAACTGGAATCAAAACCGCTACAGGAAGACTAGCAATGAGGGCTACTGATCCTGATGGTAAATTAGGATGGAATAAGAATCCTAAGAATGAAGAAGTTGTTAATGAAAAAATTAAGTATGATAAGAAGGGATCTTCTATGGATTATTTTTTAGGTGCTGATCCAAAGAAAACAAAAGAATATAAAGCATTAAAGAAGAAATCAGTAAAGGAAGGAACTAAGTACGGACTCTATAAAGGAGACGGTAAACCTAAAGGTGCCATGGCTGCTTTCGCTAAGAAGAAAGACGACAAGAAGAAACCAAATCCATATGGTAAGAGAGCAAAACTCAAGATGCTTATCAAAGGGTTTGCTGAAAAGGAAAGATCAAAGGCAGGTGTTACCAAAGAAGAGAAAGTATGTTGGAAAGGTTACAAACGTAAGCCTGGTACCAAGAGATATGCAAAAGGTTCTTGTGTTAAGGAAGGAAACATAACTTGGAGAGAGTTTTTAGAAGAAGGTAACAGAACTGCTAGACAACTTTCTAAGTCAAAGACACAGACTACAGGAAACATCTCTGCTGATAGAGGTGACGACGAAAAAAAGAACCGATCCTCTAGAAAAGGTCTAGAGAAGGATCTCAAGAAGAAAGGGATTGGATACTCTAAAGGTGTAGGTGAGTATAAGTATAAGAAAGATGGTAAAGAGGGTACTAAAAAAGAAGTATCCTACCAAACAACTCCTGCCAAAGGTATGAGTAAAAGAAGATTTGGTAAAGTTATGCGACGATTGGGTCGCAAACACGGACAAGAAAGTGTTATAACTAAGAAGGCAGGTAAACCTGCACACTTACATGACACTCAGTCTAAGAAAGCAGATAAATCATTTGCTTTAGGTAAATCTAAACCAGGTAAGAATCCTTCTAAAGAAGGTGAAACATCTGGTACTAAGGTGAGATCAGGTAAATTACCTAGCAAGACCAAAGGAGCAATGCATTATGGCAACTAAGATAAAGTGTAAGTACTGTGGCTTAACTGCACCAGTAACAGGTAAATTAGAATGCAAGAAGTGGATAGCAAAACATGAAAGTTTATGTCCTAAAAATCCTGCATTCATGGCATCATGATCAGAAGATGTCCAGGTTGTACTGCAACTTGGATTGATGGTCAGTTATACTGGGCTACAGGAAAAGAAGCATGTCCTCATGACCTTGCAGGATTAGTATGTAATGTGGTAGACTTACCTAAGTGCATCAATCCTTGTAAAGGATCAACAAGTGGTGCAACTTGGTTACATCGTCAACAATGGTTTGAGGCATTTGACCTTGATATTAACAACTAATGGATCATACAATGGCTTATCACATGAGAGAAAAATTATTAAGAGCAGTTCTTGCACATGCTAGTGGAGAAATCGAAAAGCATAAAGCAAATGTCGAAGTATACTTAGAACATCCTGCAGGTATTGGTGAGCATTCAGACATAACTGAAGCAATACAGGTAGAACTAGATAAGATATCTCGATACCATGACCAAATAGAGGTAATTAAGAAGTATTTCTACTCTTCTAGCGATAAATAGTAGTGTAATTTGAGGAGACAAAATGTCTCATTACACAGTGGGTTATCATAATAACCAACATCAGAATTTCGAAATTTGTGAGTATGCAGAAGACGCATATGAAGCAATACAACACAGCAAAGAGGATGTCCCTTTCTTAAGGGAGCATCCTCATTTTATTGATTCTTGTTGGGCAGAAAAATGAGTCGTATAACAAAACATAAGCATGAAATAATGTGGTGGATGAGCAGACTTACAATAATGATGACATCATTATTTCTTTCCTTTTCACTTGCAGCATCAGCATATGCTTACTGAGTAAAGTCATAGTACTTTAGTATTATAAATTATATTAATACTACTCATTAACATATGTTATCTACCGCATATCGCCTTCGGTTAGAAGGAATCTGCAAAGCAATCGCAGCAGGAACAGAAGTCAGTATGGAAGACATGATATGGGCACAGAAATTAGCAAAGGCAAACACCTCAGCAAGAGGTATGCTAAGTCAAGCAAGAAGATTAGCAACGGATCCTGACTCAACTTTTCTTAAGTACTTGGACATAGGAGACCCCGATCCAAGGAAACATACAAGGGGTTTCACTAAACCAGAAGATGTGGTAGACTGGTTTCATCAGGAGAGAAGTGATGATTGGAGACAAAGGGACTGACCTTTGGTCAGGTTACAGGAAAGCAGTATTTGATACCTTTCCTGATTTACAATATGAATATAACCATGCAACTTGGGAGAATAAGAAAGGAGTTAAGTTAACTGCTGACTTATACAGTGGTGAGTACTTCCTCAAGTCTAGACATGTAGATATATGGAACGATAAGGAACTTAATATTCATAACAATATAATCTATCCCAAGACACCACAAGTAGGGGAGGAGATAATCCCTTGCTTTGGTATGGACTTGATGGGGTTTAGTGAGAAGAAAGTTATAATAGTATTTGATTTCCAACATCCAACAGAGAAATATTTGTATGAGGTAGATAGTCTACCGTATGCAGAGAAAGATTATAGATTCTTTGAGAAGGGTAATCATTTCTCTAAGAACATTTACGTTAGATACTGTAAGGCAGATGAGGTAAATGATTATCTACCAATGTTTAAAACATATCTAATTTGGTATAAGCATTTAATAGATGAAGGAAAACCTACAGGTGAAGATACTACTCACTATCATGACTTTGATAAATACATGATCAAGTTAGATCCTATCTCAGGTTATCTAGGAAGTGCTTTCGGTAAGGAAGAGTCTGAGCAATTGATCAAGGAGTTCTTTTTTAGTTATGCGTGAGTTAGTAGAAGTTATTCGTAATGGTTGGGAAAGTTTAGAAGCAGTTCCTATGGATACTCCACTTGCAAAAGTGGAGAAGGATGACCTTACAATAAACAATGAGATGTATAAATGTAAGGGTCTTAGGAAGATTCATCTCGAAACTGCTAACGCAGGTAAGTTAAATATAGTCCATACAGTATTCTGGCCAGATCCTAATTATAATATTCCAATCTTCGGGTGTGATATAGTCTCCGTAGGGAATATAATTACTGCTGCTATTGTAGATATTTCACCTGTTCGTGGATGTGAAGATATTTACGATAAAATATCACCAGGAAGTAGATCATTTCAGTTTAGTGAGAAGAGAGTACTCCCATTATGGGCAGATGATGTGTTCTCACCTCACTGTAAATTTGTAAGACTATCTAAACCTGCAGAGAAAATAGAATTTGTACAAATTACAAAGGAGTATCTTAATATTGTATGCGATAGGGTTAGGGAAGCAGAATATGATGAGGTATGGGTGAGAACAATGCTAAGATATGATGACCAAATTTGGTATGCCAAACAACAAAGGAAAAATAAAAAGACACTAGCAGTCTTATCTAAGTGGTTTGACCCAAATTGGGCAAGTACATATATCGACGAGGTTCTATTCGATGTCCCAAGTAGTCCATAGTGTAAATATAATGATACTCATCTTGGTTATAGCAGTTACCATAGTAATTGCCTATATACTAAAGATGGCTTATGAGGAAATGAACGATGGGAGCAATGGTTCCACCAAGCAGAAAGAGCTGCTATAACTTTAGAGTAACGGAGATTAATCGTGTTGTTGACGGGGATACTATTGATGTCACCATTGATCTTGGGTTTGATCTATACAAGAAAGAAAGAGTTAGAGTTGCAGGAATTGATACGCCAGAAAAAAGAACAAGAGACTTGGAAGAGAAGGCACTGGGAATAGATGCAACTAATTGGCTCAAAGGAACGTTAGAGGATACTATCAATGGAGAGCACGAACTCACTATACGAACCGAACTTAAAGGTGGTATGGGTAAGTATGGTAGACTTCTTGGTTGGTTATATATTGGCGAAGATGATGTATCACTCAACGAACAGATGATTAAGGAAGGGTATGCATGGGAATATGACGGAGGCACAAAGAAAAAGAACTTCGAGGAACTAAGAGAGATCCGTAGGAGTCAAGGTACTTTACAAGAAGGTTAAGTGGCAGTAACACAGGACATATACTTAGGTAACCCGAACCTTAAAAAGGCAAACGTTTCTGAGGACTTTACACCTGATCAGATTCAGGAATATTTAAAGTGTGCAGATGACCCAATCTATTTTATTAGAGAGTATCTAAAGATTGTATCTTTGGATGAGGGTCTAGTGAGTTTTGACATGTACGATTTCCAAGAGGAAATGGTAAAGAAATTTCATACTGAAAGATTCAACATAGCAAAGTTACCTAGACAGTCTGGTAAGTCAACAATTGTTACAGCATATCTTTTATGGTATGTCTTGTTTAATCAGAATGTAAACGTCGCAATTCTTGCAAACAAAGCTGCAACGGCTAGGGAAATGCTTGGTCGTCTCCAATTATCTTATGAAAATTTACCACGTTGGTTGCAACAGGG